CTTAGCAAAGGAATGGTTAGAGGATGGTGATGATATTCAGGCAAGTGTACGAATGAGATACATCACTATCAAAATGGCGATGCGTAGTACCCGTGAGGAAGACAAGGAAGAAATGAAAACCTATAATGAATTCTATGACCAAATCGCAAACAAGGAAGATTATGAGGACATCCCGTACTTCTTCGTTGTGACCGAAGCGGAAAACGTAAAGGAAAGTAGTTTGGTTCTATTTGCATCAAACAGTTCCACAGGTGTAATATCGATACCTGAGCCACCTACGGGTACTCAGAAGGAAACCTCAGAGCCGACAGAAGAAGTCACTCAGAAAAGACGTAAAAGTATAATTTAAAACAATTCAAATTATGTTTGTTTACAAAACTTCAGAAGAATTGGAAAAACTCACAAATGCTGAGTTAGACCAATACAAAACAGACCTACAGGCGCACGAAAAAGAGTTGCGTAAGTTAGAAATTACGGATGAAGTCAAAGCGCAGTTAAAAACTGCTCAAGACGACCTGAAGGATTTCTTAGGTACTGAGATAACTCAGCAAATTGCAGAGTTAAAAGGTAATCCAAATAAACCTCAAACAATGTACGAACAAGTTGTAGAGAAAAAGCAAGAAATCATAGATATGGTTAAAGGACATTTAAAAGAAGATGTCGTAATAAAAGCCGATACTGTGAGAGCAAGCATAGCAAACTCTGCATCACAATACCTATTGGACGGTATTGGACAACTTGGCGTTAAAAAAGTAGGTTTATATGATGTTTTCCCTAAAATCCAAATGCCGATTGGCAATGATGCAGGGAAAGTGGTTTATCACGATTGGGATGAGGCTACAACAGTAAGAGCAGCAGCTATGGTTGCTGAAGGTGCTGTTTTCCCTGAATCTACTGCGAAATTCGCCAAATACTCAATGGATTTGAAAAAAATTGGTGATACGTTGCCAGTTTCAGAAGAATTCGGAGAAGATGAAGCGAGTGCTGCTGCTGAGTTGGATATGTTTATCAACGTGAACATTCAGGTTGTTAGAGATGCACAACTTGCAACTGGAGCAGGAACAGGCGATAATATGTCGGGCATTATGACCCAAGCACCTGCATATACTGCGGTTGCATCAGGGATTGTGGATGCTAACATTTATGACCTTGTGAAAAAAGTGAGAACCGACATCGTTTTGAACAGAGGTTCAAAATATATGCCAAATTTCGTTGCAATGAACGCCAATACAATTGACAGATTGCAATTGAAAAAAGATGCGAATAAAGGTTACATCTTCCCTGACAAAACCAATATCGGGGCGATGGAAATCATCGAAGACAACAACATTCCTGACAACCAATTAGTAGTAGGAGATTCACGATACGGAAGAATCTACGAAAAAGGGGCTGTTACATTATCGAGAGATTATGTAGGAACTGGATTTGTTGAAGATATGGTTACCATCAAAGGGCGTAAACGTATGTTATTCCTTATCCGTAACGTGGATAGAACGGGATTCAGAAAAGTGACTGACATCACAGCAGCACTTACAACATTGGCAACTTAATTATTTGATTATGGACAAAGGTGACGTAATGGTTGTGTTTATCAAAGATTACAGCAACCGTAAGGCAGGAGATGAAGCTATTTTCAGCGAAGACATAGCAGGTATGCTTGTAGAACAGAAAGTGGCTAAAATCAAGCCTGAAGAAGAAGAAAAACCTAAAGCAAAACCTCAAGGACAACAAAAAAAATAAGCGATGTATATAATAGATGAGAAATATTTCACAGGCAAGTACCTGATTGCCAACATAAACGAAAGTCAAAGTGGTGACAAGGAGTTTCTCATTCAACTTATTGATACAGAGATTAGGTTGTTTATGCAGAACCTTTTGGGATTGGAACTGTTCAATGAATTTGACAGTTTTATGATTGACGGGGTTTTAACCTCTGAAGCACCCCAAAAGTGGTTGGATTTGGTGAATGGTGTTGAGTATGATGGAAAGAAATGGAATGGACTGGCTTACAAAATCGGGGAACACGTTAAGTCGTTGTTCACTAACTACATTTGGGTGAAATACTTCATCGATAAAAGTAGGATAGATGGCAACCTTAACGCTAATATCATTGACCCGAAAAACGCCAAATTAGGCAATGCAGCCAACAAATTTTACCCGATATGGAACGAATTTGTCGCAATGGTAGCTTATATGCCTGAAGGTGATTTTGTTAGCTTAAATCAGTTCCTAATGGACAAAAGAGAGGATTACCCTACTGCGAATTATGTATTTGTTGACTTTGAAAACAGATTCTTATGATTGCATCAAGCATATTTAGAAAGATTTTTGAAGGAATGGAAATCACATACGATGAGTATTCAAGCGATTTACAGACCAAGACAGAAGTTACTAAACTTGTGCAATTCCACTTTGGTGACAACAAAGAGTTGGCACGATGGATTCAGGGCAGAAACGGTAAACAAAAATATCCTCTCATTTGGTACATAATTGATAATATGGAGCATAGTATGACAGAAACAATGACAGGTCATATCTGTTTTGTACTGTTTACAGCGACAAAGACCGAATACTACAACGATACTCGGTCACTTATCAACTACACCAACATACTTAACAAACTCACCGACCAAATAATGCAAGAGGTGGAGAACAATAACGTAGTGCAGTTAGTGTACTCAAACTTTGAGGATGTGTACAAAACGTTTGACATTCCAAACTACGGAGTTGATTTAGACAGGTTCGATTTCACAAGTAATCTTCCAAAACAGACCAAAGCAGTCACAGTTGACATTGTTGATGCCCGAAGACTTGAGTTCAAGGCAAGAATCAACAAATCAAACATCAATTGTTTAACGTAAATTTTAAAAATATGTCAATTAAAATTAATCAAAGAGATTGTATTGCGAACCGCATCAATCTTGGGTTGCCTGACTGTATAATTCAAGAAGGTAGATTGACAGGTTTTATCATAGTTCCAAAAGGATGGAGTTTAGATTTAGCTACTGAAGAATTCAATCTTGAGTATGTAAACGAACAGATTCAACTTGGCAACTTTGTACCTGTCCTTCAAGCCGTACAAGCAGAAAACAAAACCCCTGAAGCAACCACAGAAGAATTTCAGGGTGGAATCAAAACGGTTGTCCGAAACGGTCTTCCTGAGTTCACATACAAGTTCGTTAAAGGTGGATGGAAATGGGCGAGTGCATTATACACTTACAACTCATTCCAAGCATTTGATGTACTGAAAGTATTCTCATCAGGGGCGATTGCAGGGGCAACAAATGGTAAAAACTTCACAGGTTTTGACTTGGGTATGTTGAACAACGGAACGTATATGTTCACGGATGGTTCTGCATCATCTCACGTTTTAGTTTCGATGCAATTGACCAATGAGGTTCAGTTCAATCGTGATGTGGCATTATTGGATGCCTCTGTATTGGATTTCAACCCTAACTTTGACATCAGCCCGATTACCGACATTGTTATCACAGGTCGTGCGAGTGTGGCTGACGGAAAAGTATATTTCAAAGCGGTGTTTGCTATGAATCAGTTGACCCCATTAAAAGCGATTGATATTGCCAATATCAAATCGTTCAAAAATGGTGTGGACGACCCAATAACAGCACTTTCCTTGCTTTACAATGATGCGACAGCCGAGTATGAGTACCAACCTACAACTGCTCCTACTGTGACTGACAAATACATTGTAGCCCTTTATGATGCGGTTGCAGGTGTGGAAGTAGCCAAAATCGGAACAAGATTCTATAAAGGGAAATCAGCAGAAATTACACCTGCACCGTAACGGTAAACACAATTGTTATGAAGATATTTGATGTAATCTTAAACGGAGAAAGCGCAAAAGCGTTTTGCAAACAGACAACCGAGTTCAAGGTAGATTGGATTTTAAAAAATACAAAACAAAAGGACATTGGGTTGATTATGCAATTTATCGACAATCCACCAAAACATAACGATTGTGGGTGTGGCTGCGGTGGAAAAAAGAAATCTGTTTCTGAATTAGAGGTATTTCAAGAAACAGAGGTCATTGAAAACGAAATGGAAGACGTTGAAAACAAGGACTTTATCTTTGAAAAAAAGCCACACGAAACGAAACGTAATGCAAAGAAATTAAAACCGCCTAAATATGGACGGGAAAATTAGTATCTTTGTAATTGTTATACGCCATTAGCTTAATTTTTGCGATGTTAATTACTACGAATGAGATAGCTGCCTAATTTGGCAGCTATCTTTGCTTAAACCGATACCGTGCCAAAATATGACAGCA